CTTTATAGTCACCATTGTAAAGATTAATAATGTTACCACCGGGTTCCATTATGGAAACTAATTTATATTTACAATTTTTTGCACGATTTTTTAATTTTGTTGCTTTTTGTTTAGCAATTGATTCTGGTGAAGTTGTATTAGGTTTAATATAAGTTCCGTTCAACTTTCTAATTATTATAGACTTTAATTTTGCTTCGCTAATATTTTTCTTTGTTTCTTCAGTTCTGGTTTTCCCATAAGATGGATGATCATGTCCTGTTTTACCATACATACCATTCTTATTACCTGTCACTGATTGGCCTTTTTTAAATTTATGTTCTTCGCTTTGTTTTCTTCCTAGTAGTTTTTGTCTATGTTTTTCAATAGTAGTTTTAGATCTTTTATGGCCTAAACCACCTTTATCTATATTATAACCCCATCCACCTAAATCTTCAACCAAACTATTATTTTGCTGTATAAAATCGGTTTCTATTAACCGCGAATGTTCATAATCTTTAGATTGATATATCACATCAAAGGTAAAATTAGATAGACCATATTTTTCTATGGCATACGAAATTATAGATCTTTCTTGTGATTTTGGATTATATTGTTTTTGGTGCTCTTTAAATCGAGCAAAAGGTGATCGAGAAGTCCAACCAATATAAGTTTTATTATTGGTTAGATTTGTGATCTTATAGATTGAATAAATATTCATACTGATACTCCCGAAAGTATTAGAGCAGTTGGATATCCCCATATCGCGAACTGCATTCTATTTATACAAATATAAGTACGTTATGCCAACATTAACTTGTCCATTTCCCGATACAATAAACCCGCTATCACCTAATGGGTTTATGTTTAATATTACTAAGTTGCCAGGCATTAACTTTTTCTGCAATCCGTAACTTATTGTAGTATTAATTCTAGTTATATGTTGTAAAACTATATAACAAATAAAAATACCGGGATCTTAAAAATCCCGGTATTTTTTTAACTGAATTTATAATTACCGCAGTCCCAAATTAAATCATATTTGTTATCAAACATATTTTCTTTTGCGGTTTTAGTATCATCATAATTAAACATTGTCATAAGTTTCTGCTTTGTATATGATAAACGATGTTTAACGTCTGAAGTACCTTGTTTAAAGCCCCACCAAGTAGGACCTAGCACTTCTCGGTTAATAAAAAAGTTACTATAACTAACATCAGCTCCAGCAAGACGTCGATCGGCATAACTGACCAAATTAGCACGATCTACTTTTGATAGTAATTTACTTAAACCACCAATAACTTGAGTATTTAGCCTGCAAGCATATCTATGAATTTCAGTTTCAATTGGATTAAATCTAGATTTACCAATACTCATAACTGATACTAATTCATTGTCATAAAATAATCCAATATGTCTTGATGATCCAACAAAACCAGCCAAGTGATTTTCTTCAAGAAATGATCTTGCTAATGCTGCATCAATGTCGATAACTTTACATTTTCTTGCGTAATATCTATAGTCGTATAAACCTAATTTTGATTTAATAATAGACTTCCAGATATTTTGTTTTACTTGATCATCCCATTCATACTCAAAGATATGTAGTAATTGAATACCTTTACTTTCAGCAAGATTAGTTTTATCAACATGATAATATTTGTCTTTACCACCAGTGAATTCTGAATGATAATATAAACCATTAAATTCAATAGCTAAATTAGATTCTGGTATAAGAATATCAAGTTCTTTACCTTCTAGTATAGTTCTATCTTTTAATTTAAATTTAATGCCTAATGAATTAATAAAATCAATAAGTTCTTTTTCTTTATATGATGAACCATGTGAATGATTTAAATACTCATTAGCCATATCACAAGCTCTAAATAATGCGTTTAACCATGATTGTGAAATACCAATATGGTCAGCAATTTCTTTTCTAAAGGTTAAACCCAAACTATCGATATAAGTTTTAAACTGTTCTGGGTGATTTAATAGTATATCTTTAAATTCATCATCTATGTTAGATGTTTTTAGTAATCGATTAACCCGTGATAATCTAGCAATTTCTGGATTTTTCATACTATTTCTTGAAGATAGAACTAATCTACCTTCGGTTGTTTTAGACCAAGAATCTACGCCATATTTTTGAATATTGGCTTGTTTAATCTTTTCAACATCTTGAAATGTGTTGGTATATTTACCATTACTATTTTTTAATATGGTTGCTGATCTTTTATCAAGATATTCTTGAGTTTTTGAATAATGATCAACACCATATTTTTCGTTATATGTTTTTGTAATCTTTTGTTTGAAATCAATCTTTTTTTGATCATCCCATTTTTGGGATAAAACTTTCTTGCCTTCAGTCGATTTAGCCCATGAATCAGTACCATATCGATCAATCATAGTTTGTTTACGACGATCTAAAGTAGATTTTGATTTTTGCATACAAGATCTAGAGCAAAATTCTAACCATCCACCAAATGGAGTTGAATGGATTAAATTTATTTTTCTTTTACCTTGGAATTCTAAATCAGAACCACATTCACACTTTGGCATATATCCAAGAATAACTGCCGCGGCTTTTTGATTTAAAGGTAAGTATACATACTCTGGATAATCAAGTAAATCTTGCTTTAAATCGGTATCATAAATAGTAGTACCCCAAGTATTTGGGTTTTTAACTTTATAATCAATTAATCGATCACGTAATGACATTGGATTTAAGATTTAGTATGGTATATAACTATATATCATACTATATCAACTAACCTAAATATTAATTATAAATAAAATATATCATATCATAGTTACATTTATGGCCACTATTTCTTGCCCATTTCCAAGTAATATTAATCCTTTATCACCAAATGGATTTATGTTTAATATTACTAAGCTACCTCAAGTAAGCTTTTTCTGTCAACAGATTAATCTTCCTGGGATTATACTTGGTTCACCAGAATTTGGTAACCCATTTGTCACTCAACCTATTCCAGGTGAATCATTAACATATGAGACGCTTGATGTACAGTTTTTAATTGATGAGGATATGGCAAATTATAAGTCAATTTATGACTGGATTATTGCACTAGGTTTTCCACAAAATTACGAACAATATATTAAGTTTATTAATGAAGACCAACGTGGTTTAATTGCCGAATTAGCAAAGAACTATTCAGATGGTGTATTACAAATACTAAATAGTAATAATAATCCAATTAGAACTATTCAATTTCGTGACATGTTTCCTGTTTCATTAAATTCATTAGTTTTGGCATCAACCAATACCGATGTTCAATATTTAGTTGGAAATGCTTCGTTTAAGTTTGGATACTATGAATTTTTAAGCTGATATATAGAATATAGTATTTTTGAGGTTATTATGAAACTTGATGAAATTCAGACAATGTGGGAACAGGATTGTAGTATTGACGAGCACCATCTCGGTGAAGAAGCAATCAAATCACCAAAACTACATTCAAAGTATATTGGTATTTTAATGGGTACTAAACTAAAGTACTCAAAGCTTAGTCATGATTTAAATACCCTAAAGCGATTAAAGTTCCGTTATTATCGCGGTGAGATGGGGCGTGATGAATTAGCTGAACTAGAATGGCCTCAATATCAAGGGGTTAAGCCGCTTAAAAATGAACTTGAACAACTTCTTGACGGTGATCAAGATGTGATTTCATTAAAGCTCAAATTAGAATATCTTGAGACTATGCTATATTTACTTGAATCAATACTAAATCAAATCAAATCACGTGATTGGGAAATTAAAACCGCAGTTGACTGGAAAAAGTTTTTGGCTGGTGTATGATTAAAGTAGAAAAAATTAATGAAGTTTTTATTCGTGTTTATGCTGATCATGATATAGAATACGAATTATCAGAATATTTCACATTTGAGATTCCTGGTGCTCGATTTATGCCGGCATATAAAGCAGGAATTTTTGATGGTAAGATTCGATTATATAATCTTCATACCAAAACCTTATACCTTGGCTTATTAGATTATCTTCGTGTTTTTGCTGAGCGCAATCAATATGACATTGAATATATTAATGAAGTAGAACTAGATAATACCATTGAACAAGATGAAGTTGAACGGTTTGCTAATGATCTAGATCTACATGGTAAGCACGGTAAGATTGAAATTCGTGATTACCAAATTGAAGCAATTCATACCGCAATCAAGAAAAACCGCACAATTCTTGTTTCACCAACTGGTTCAGGTAAGAGTCTAATCATTTATACTTTAATTAGATGGTATCTTGAAGAAGGTAAAAAGTGTATGATTGTTGTACCTTCTACTTCATTAGTTGAGCAGCTTTATGCCGACTTTGAAGACTATTCAAAACTCAATGGTTGGTCAGTATCTGATAACACTCAAAAGCTTTATTCTGGTTTTACCCGAGAATTTACAAGAAATGTATTAATTACTACATGGCAATCAATTGTCAAACAACCCAAAGAATGGTTTGGACAATTTGATGCACTAATCGGTGATGAAGCACATACTTTCAAGGCAAAATCACTTACTTCTATTATGGAAAAACTGGTTAATACCAAGATCAAAATTGGTACTACCGGAACGCTCGATAATGACAAAATAAATAAACTTGTATTGCAAGGAGTATTTGGTCCAGCGCATCGCGTTACAACAACAAAAGCTCTTATGGATAATAAGAAGCTAGCTGAACTAAAGATAACCTCTTTGATTTTAAAATATGATGAAGAATTGAGAAAGAACTTTAAGAATATGACATATCAGCAAGAAATGGATTTGCTTGTTTCAAATGAAAAGCGAAATAAGTTTATCCGTAATTTAACATTAAAATGTAGTGGCAATACTTTATTATTATTTCAATACGTTGAAAAGCATGGTAAGATTTTACATGAACTAATTGCCGCAAAAGCAGATGAGAACCGCAAGGTCTTTTTCATTCATGGTGGAACACATGTGTCAGATCGTGAAGCTATTCGTAAAATTGTAGCACAAGAATCTGATGCTATTATTATTGCTTCATTTGGTGTTTACTCCGCTGGTATTGACGTGCCTTCAATTGAAAATGTGATCTTTGCTAGTCCTTCAAAATCTAAAATACGTAATTTACAATCAATTGGTCGTGGGCTTAGACTAAAGGACGGTAAAACACATTGTAATCTTTATGATATTGCGGATGATCTTTCATATAAGTCATGGAAGAATCATACCCTCAAACACGCCGGAGAAAGATATAAATTATATACTGAAGAACAGTTTAAAATTCAACTAATAGAGGTACCATTATGAGCACAACAGATTATGTTGTCATTGTTAAATTAATTACTGGTGAAAGTCTTATTGCAGTAATTGTTGATGATAATGGTAAAGCGATTAAAATTGAACATCCATTTCTTATCACGTGTAACCAAGAATATGATAGTTATAATTTAGCACAGTACTGTCCTTTTTCTCCTGATAGTTTATATTTAATTCTTTATGATAAGATCATCTCGGTGTCTTCAGCAGAAGAAGATATTGCTAATAAATACATAGCTATTCTTGAT